GTTGAAGTAGACCGCATCGGCAGGCGTCGCGAGCTGAATGCGAAATGCCGTCGCGAGCGTCGGGCTCGGACTCGTATACGTCGAGACGACGCCACGGACGCCGGTGCCGTCGCCAAAGAGCTGGAACTCAAGGTCCGCCATCTCGTTCTTGGAGATGCCGTCCGTCTCGTTGTTCCAGAGGTCGACGAGCGCGCCCGAGGTGCGGACCGCTGCCTTCATGGTCTCGCCATCCATGCGGAGGATGCCGTAGTGGCGCGTACGGTAGACCTGGAAGCGGTTGTACTGGCCGCCGCCGCCACGCAGACCACTGGTCGCTACTGCCTGGGCGGTCGAGAAGACCGACGACGAGCCCTGCGGGCGCTCGTTTTGAAGGGCGACGACGCGGAACTCGCCATCGAAGTTCGTCGTCTTCTTGACGAGCGAAAGGAGGGGGAAGTCCTTGTAGAGGGCTTGCGGGAGGGCGCCGTCCGGGTACTTGATCTTGAGGATCGACTGGACGGCCGCGAAGGTCGGATTGCTGTAGGGACCGGGCATGATTGAGACTCCTAGTTAGTTGTTTGCGAGGTTGCTTTCTTGACTGCGGCCACGAGGGCAGCCCGCTGCTCATCGGCAGAGAGCTGTCCAAACGGCTTGCCAGCAGTCCGCGTCTCGCTGGCAGCCTTCGTCGTGAGAGTCTTCGCCGGGCCTTTCTTGCCGGCAGGGGTCTCGCCCTGTGCGCTCGCAGCACCGCCAAAACGCTTCAAGCGGTCCGCGTACTTCTTCTCCAGCGCGCGGATGACCTGCGTGTCCTCCGGCGGCTCGCCGTAGCGTTCCTCGTGACGCTCGGCGACGCGCAGCGCCTCGTCCCACAGGCTCTCGACGTCGTCCGAGAACATGTTGAAGAGGGTCGGAAACTCACTCTTCGTCACCTGCGAGAGGAACTCGTTGCGCGCTTGCGCAATCTGCTGCTCTTGCTGGTGCGCGTGACGTTCGGCCATCGCCTCCTCGCGCTCCTTGCGCAAAGCCGCGATTTCCTTCTTGACCTCGTCGAGCTCGCCGAAGGGAACGTCCATGTTGCCCTCGCGCATGCCTGCGTCGATGAGCTCCTGGAAGTCGAACCCAAACTCCTGGAACGTACGCGCGGGCGCACGGCGGAGCTTCTTGAACAAGTCCTCGACGACTTGCTTCTTGGAATGCTCAATGTACTGCGCAGCCTTCTCAAGCTTCGCCTCGAGCTGCCGAGCGTAGTTCTCCGCCTTGCGAACGCGCGACTCTGCAGCCTGGCGGATTGCCAGGACCTGCTCGGCAAAGTCTTCACCAGACTCCGCCTCGGCCTCCGGTTCTTCCGCCGACCGGCCGTCGTCTTCGCCTTCGCTCGCGTCGACTTCCGTCTCCGCATCGACCTCCTGCGTCTCCGGCTCTTGCGACGTCTCAGGAGCTGCCTCGGCCGCTTCCTGTTCCTTGGCCGGCGCCTCGGACGACTCACTGTCGCTTGCAGAAATGACCGTATCCGCTGCTGCGCGCATCCGCGCGACCAAATCCTCAGACATTCATAGCCTCCATTGCTTGTGCTGGCGGCTCTTCCGCCGGCGGTGCCTCTTCTGCAGGCGCAGGAGCGGCTTGCTGAGCCGCGGCAGCCTGCTGCTCTGCGGCCTCCATGCGCGCCTGCTCGATGAGCGCCTCAATCTTCGTCACGTAGTCGTCGAGGGCCTCGATGCGCTCCTCGCTGACGCCGTCTACGCGCGCCTTGTTGTAGTGTTTGCGCGCACGGTCATACGCCACCGCAAGGTCGAGCCGCTTGTCCGGATCCGGGTACGGCTCTCCGCGCAGGATGAGCGACACGGCCTTGTCGACCACGTCGAGGTCGGCGGTCTCAAGGTCGCGCTCCGAGTCGATATCGCCGATGTTCAGGAGGTTCGCGACGACGCGACGGTCGGTGATGACCTTTCGGTCCACGAGCTCCAGTACCTCTTGAAAGAGTGCCGCCTTGGTCTGCGAGAGCGCCGAGATGGGCTCGCAGCGGAGCGTGTACTCCTTGCGGTCCATCTGGACCTGCGACCAGTTAATACGCTCAAGCTGGCCGGAGCCAGGAGCCAGGATTTCGACGTCGATGCCGTCCTCGGCCGCCTCTTCGCAGGCGTCGACGATGAGCCAGCCAATGTCCACGTGGAACTGCCGAATCGCCTCATGGGCAACACGGAACCGCGCGTCTTCCATGTCGTCGTACACGGTCAAGGCGCGTCCAGACGCCTGACGAAGACCCGCCGGCAATACTGACTGGGCGGCCAGTTCCGAGATGCCCTCATAGCGGAGCATGTTGGAAGCGATCATGTCCTTGTACGCATACGTGTCCGGGTGGACAGGTTGCGGGTTGAACACGACCGGGGGCGTGCCCTCGTATTCGAAGATGGTGCCGACATCATTGTCGATCTTAGTCTTCGTCATGGTGCCGGCCTGCACCGCGATGTGCGAGCCACCCATCAAGTTGTGGGCGACCTGAATCTTCTCGCTCAGAAGGTCATACTCGTCCTGCGGCGCCGCGAGCTCGAGCGCCATCGACGGACCGTAGAAGCCCGAGAGCACGGCGTTGGTGCGGCAGAACGCCCAGCCAAAGTTCGTCGAGCGGCGCCACGGCGTCGCCTGCAGCGTGCCGGTGCTCAGCGCAATGATACGAAGGCCGTCCTTTGCCTTTGAGCCCGACGCAAGGTGGATGCCTTCGTAGACAAGGATTTGGTCGGAGTAACGCGACGAGTTGACGAAGTTGGAGTCGTCATCCGCGGGCTTCGGAGCAGAGAGGATGGCCTTGGTGCGCTCCGATGCGCTCCCGTACAGCGTCGGGTCGTCGCCACCGAACGCCTCGAGGACCACGCCACGGTCCATGTAGCAGCGGTGGTAGAGGCACCGCGGAGTGCCGTAGCGGGCCTCGGGTTCGCTCACCAGCATGTCGAACGCTGGCACACGCTCGATGACGACCTGTCGGTCCTCGCCGATGTACACCTTGACCATCGCGATACCGAAGACGAGCTCGTCGAGAATGAGCTGCTGGTAGATCTTCGCGTACTGCGCTGCGGCAAAAGCGCCCGCGAGGAAGCGATCCAGTCGCTTCGCGCGGTACTTCTGCAAGAAATCGCCACCCACGGTCACCGTGCTCGGGAGCGGCATCTGCCGCGCGAGCTTTGCCTGCATGGTATGGATGGCGTTGCGCGCCACGTTGAACGAGACCCGCTCGTCCCAGACGTTTCGCACCGGCATACCGAACATTTTCAGGTCGGTGCCGTACACCTCCGCGGCTCGGGTCCACATTTGACGGCGATACGCCGTCTCATTGCGGATGGCCGTAACCGCACTCACCAGGGCGACGTACGGATCCTCCTTCTGTTGATGAAGAAGCCACCACGCATCCGTCGTTTCGGCGATACCCGGCATTTCTGGACCAGTATCCCGAACTTATCGCAAGTCTCAAGCGAGAAAGCGTCGCTTTTTGGCCAACCGGTCAGCTTTACGACGCATATTCTTTTCCAGTGGCTGCCAAATCTGCTTCTCCACCTCAGTCATGCCGCCGTACTCATTCTCAAACGATTTTGCGACCTCTGAGGGCTGCTGCTCGTGCCATCGAGTCAGCGCCATGCACACCGCTGGGGCGTAGTCGGCGTGTCGACCATCGTTCGTTTTGCCAAGGTCGATGGTGACGCCGGTCTGAGTGTAGCGGCGCACCACACGCTGCAGGTCTTGCTTCACAAGAGTGTCGGGAGGGAGCTCGACCTCGCCCATTTCGAACATGGTGCGCAGCGTGAGGTACCGTTTGGTGCGCTCAGTCGACGACCACGCATGCGGAACCAGCACGAGGCCAACCTGATGCGCAAGATCGCGGAGTGCATCGCCCATGTACTGGTCTGAGTCGAGGACCGTGACCCGATACGACTTCAGAATGATGGCGATTTCCTTGAGTACAGTCGCTGGCGACAAGGGATTCGTCGGGCTACCCGTCCATTGCTTGGCCAAGCAAATGACTTTTTCCTTACGGCCCTGGCCAGTGGCGACCACGAGCGTAAAGGAGTTGCCACGAGTCGCGGGGTCAATGGCCGCCGTGTAGCGGATGCCCTGCTGAGGAGGTGCAATAATGGGCGTCTCGCGCGTGGCGCCCTCGAGCATCGACGTGGTGAAGAGCGCCTCCTCCGGGTCGGCGAACTCGGCCTCAATGTCGGTGCGATAGATGCGTGGGTCGCGCTTCGCGATCTCCAGTTTGTCCGGCGTCCAGATGATTGGCGCCATGTCATAGGCTGGAGCCTTGATGACGATGCAGTCGCGGTCGGGCTTGCCCCACCGCTCCTTGACGAGGTCGTAGAGAAAGCCCATCGGCGCCCATGGCGAGCTGATGTAGACAAGCTGCGCGCCGGGCAAGATGCGGAGGAGGACCGCGTCGCGGAGGTCGTTGACGGAGACGGCCGCATCGTCCGCGCCCCAGCGCGCGACCTCGTCCATGATGACGCCAGCAGACCAGCGGGCGACGAGCGAGGAGCCTGCTTTTGATGCCGCAACGACCTTAATCTCCACCGGTCGACCGCTCGGGTGCTTGACCATGAGCGTATCGGCGGTGGGCGTCTCCAGAATCAACTTAGAGAGCAATGGCGACGCCATCATCCGGCCCACGATGTGACCGAAGATGACGTCTGCGAGGTCTTTGCTCAGAGAGACGATCGAGATACGCGGGATCTCACCCGGTCCAAGACGTGTAAGGTCTGCTCGCTGAGACCAGTATACCGCGAGCGCGGCAGCACTGAGGCTTTTTGCAGTTCGGATACCCGCCACGATAGCGACTTCACTTGGTCGGAGAGGCGCTGGGATCGTGCCGCCACACGCGCGGATGACCACGTCGTCATCGCCCAACTCGTCCAAAGGGCGACCGTCAACCATGCGCGCGATTGCTCGCTGAAGAGGCGAGGCGGTAGTGAGAGCAAAGCCAAGAGGACTGGTAAGAAGACCCTCGAAATGCGTGAGGCTCTTCTGTGCCAGTTGCTCTTTGACCTTGGCTTCAAAGTCAGCGAGGACATGCTCAGCTTGGGATGACTTTGCGGGGGCGCCCGCGACGTTTGACTTCTTCAACCGGCTGCTCCTCTACTTGCTCGACGACGGGCTCGTCTGCGACGACGGGCTCGGAGACGACTCGGAGCTCAACGACGTTGGAGATGGGCACTCTGAGTTCTCCAGAACAGACGAAGGCTCCTTCAAGTCGCAGGTCTCCATGCTTCGGACGAAAGAGCGTCGTCGTAACACGGGCGGTTTCAGCGGGGTCGGAGACTCCACGGAGGAAGATGGCGCGCTGGAGCGAGGTTTTGTCTGACATTTTTCTGCCTTCTTGATTGCGGCCACAAGGGCCTCGATGAATGGAATGCCCATCGTTTGTGTGTGGGCGAAGTCTTGCGAGACGAACTTGATCTCTCTGCCGAACGAGTGGATGTGCCAGCCGGTGAATTCGGTGACGACGTCGCCGTACTTGCGCCAGGCGTCACAGTAGGCGCGTGCGCGCACCACGGAGCGACCGCCGGGTACTGGCTTCTTGATCTCGTTGCTCATGCTTTCTCCAGAAGGCCAAATCGGCACATGCTGCACGAGCCGCTCGATGCGACACGCCCATCGCGGAGCCAGCGCAACCACGACTCGTAAACCTTGCACGTATACCGGCAGCAGGTGCAGCGAACTGTGACCTTGCGCTTCGTTGAATACGCCGCTGGGTCACCAGGGTCGATGATTTCGAAGACTCCTGCGGTATCTCCTGGCTTAAATGCCGGAGGACGCCTGGTTCCTTGTGGAAGTGCTGCTCCGCTCATTGCGTTGCCTTGTTCTGTCGTTGCTTGGCCCGTTCAACACACTCTTCACAGAGTTCCACTCCGTTCATCCACTCCCATCCAGGTGGCATCCCATCAGGATCCTCTGTGTATTCGCAGCACCCAGCGCAGAGCCAGTGATAGGTCTGGTTAAGATCTTCGCTCATGGCTCCTCGTCGCTTGGCCTGCTGATGACAAGGTGCAGACCGGCCTGCTTGGCGTGGAAGTCGTACCAGCCCGTCTCGACGTGCTCGATGTAGAGCGCGTCATTCGGCGGGCTGTAGAACCCATCCTCGTCCGGGCTGATCTCTTCACGTCGTCCGTCTGGGTAGACCGCAAAGACTTTGATGGTCATGGCGCGGCCTCCAGTGCGGCGACGAGGGCCTCGACGCGCGTCTTTGCTGCAAACGACACGGTGTGGTCCTGTGGATACACGCGCTCTTCCGCATCCACGTCAAGGCGGCAGGCTCCTGCGAATGACATGTCGACCGGGCACTTCCACGCCTCTTCAACCAGCGCGAGCAGGCAACCGAGCGTCGCGGGGTCGGAGAGGTCGGGGAAGATGTCGGGCACGTTCTTCCAGAAGTACGACGTTTGATCGGACTCGCCGATCATGTCTTCGGTGAGCCACACCACGCGGAAGCGCAGCGGCTCGACCTGCATGCCTTCCATCCACCGCCAATGCTTGCAGGCCACCGCGCGGCGGCCGAGGTCTTCGAGGGTCATCGGTCCCCCTTCATCGCGCCCTTCAGCGCCTTCACGAGCCCCATCGCGGCCTCGTAGTGAAGCGTCAGCG